GATGAATCCAAAAGGCCGTAGACGTTTACAGCTTCTATTCTTTGCACCTGATTGGACCCTTGCTAATATACGTATTCTTGGTAAAGCACTACCTTTTATTAACAAATCTCCTGTCAGTAGAAGAATGTACCGGATGTACGCTGCACGGGCAGCTTTGTTATACGCCACACTTGGTAACGGTATAAACTATATGTTTACAGGCAAACCTATCTGGGATAATAAAGACCCTCTTAAAATCAACCTTGGGGATGGAAGAACTATGGAGTGGTCGAAACAATTCAGAGAACCTTTTGAGTGGGTATTTGATTTCCCCTCGGAATTAACGAAAAAATCAAGTTCTTTGATTAAGTTAGGAGGGGCACAATTACTCAACAAAAAATATCTTAACGCTAAAGGGGCACCACCTCTGTTCGATGCAGAATATGATAGTTTACCAACACGAATGAAGAAACGAGGTAAAAATGTCGTAAGTCAATTCTTACCTATTTGGATGCAAGCTACATTAAGAGATGGTGAAATTAGACCTGATGAAATGCTTTCTAGTTTTCTTGGTCACCCTATTCGTCCTGCTTCTTCATTTAACAAATTCTCTAAACCGTGGACCAGACCAGAACCTGAAGATTTACAGTGGGGTTCTCTTGAAGGGGCTGCACTACCTCCAGAAGAAGGCCCACTCGGACAGGTTCCTGAATGGTTATACAATACAGAGAATCTCTCTAAGTGGTGATAGTTTAAGGATTAAAATTAGTATGGATACTATTCCTGCATATGCTTTACAACCCCCTCTTGGTAATCAATACCAAGGGGGACCACCCAGTGCTAACTATCCCCCTCTTGGTAATCAATACCAAGGAGCACCTTTAGCAGCTCTGCCTCCTAAACCTACTCGTAAACCTTTCACACCGTCGTTCATTACTGGTATGAAGAAGATAGACAATGCTGGCAAGACAGGCAGGTCTACTTCAGGTTTTTGGTTTCCGCATAAATCGGCTGAAGGAGGTACCGACACTATTGGCTATGGTCATAAACTTTCTAAAGATGAGCACGAAGATGGATACGTAGTTGTGGGTGATAAGAACATCCCACACGGTAAGCTGACAGATGCCCATATAGAAACGCTGCTTGCCGATGATATGAATAAGCACAAAGCTATAGCACGTAACCAATTTAACAAACACGGTCACGGTAAAGATTACGACAGTATGTCTCGTCGAGAGCAAGACCTCTTTGGAGCGTTGGCTTTCAACATTGGTACGTTAGAGGATAAAGATGGCAACTTCGGGTGGCCCGGTCTTCTGAAGGCAGTTAATGACAAAGACTATGAAGGTATCAAAAAGGAATCCTTAACCTCTTTCACACGAGAAGACGGCACAAAGGGGTATCTCATCAACCGACGGGATGATTTGTTAAAGGCTCTTGATTTTAATGAAAAAACGTACAGTAGATAATTATGGGAAGATTACTACGTAGAGGCCTACCTGTTGAGGCAACGATGAATGAATTTTTTAATTCATACCCATCAGCCATGCAAGTGGAACCGCAGGGGGAAGAGTCTGATATGACACCTCCGCTATTACCGCCATTACCGCCACCGGAACCAATACCCCCTTTAGCTTTAGGAACTGGTAGTGGGCATTTTACAGTACAACCTCTTTTACAAAACCTTCCGCATGGTGGTAAACAAACTCATAAATCTTATGGCTTTGATCTGGAACTTGACAACCAAAAAGTTCTTAATAATATGGCAACTGTGCTAGGACTATCACCAAACTATATAGACGCTCTTCGTGGAAATTTTGGACGGTCTAAATTTGACTTGACCACCAACGGAAATCAACTTGTAAAATCCCGAAACCGCAACTGGGGAGGTGGTGCCACCGTGTATCCTTTGGAGAATGTTTTCCTTTCAGGAGACTACAACCAATGGGGCAAAGAGAATGACCCAACTAAAGCGTATCAAGTAGGGGTAGATTACTCTGGTGGTGATAACGGGATAACAGCGGGACTACGCGGTGGACAGACATTTCACGCAGACCGATTCAACAAAACAGGAAAGCCTGAAACAAATATCTCTGCGGAAGCTACCGTACCCTTAGATTTAATTCCAATTTTAGGAAGAATATTAGGTTATAGCCCTTAACGCCTCTATAAGCCCCGTGTGTGAGTTTGAATATAATCAGGTACCTTACCTCCCCTCGACCTAGAGTTGCGTCTGTAGGACGCTTATACGGCTACGGTAATGGAGCCACCGTACAAAAAGCCACATATTGCTCCACTAACACGACACTTCTATAAAAAAAGGAGATTATTATGGAATGGTTACTAAGTATGTGGAGCATGATCCCTACCTGGCTTCACGCAATAACTGCCGTGGTTACGGCTGCGACTGCCGTAACTGCTTTGACCCCAAGCACCAGTGATGACACCATAGTCAACGCTATTCTCAAAGTACTGAATATGTTAGCGGGGAATGTAATGAAGAACACCAACGCTGACAACTATGACGGTTAGTGTCCTTTGGGTTGGGTTTACTTGTTTAATCGTAATGATAGCATTATGGGTTGCATACAGGTATGGTAAAGCAGATCAAAAATATGAAGCGGCAGAGGCCGCAACCAAAAGGGCCAAGGAACACCACAATATCAGTGAAGATGTTGCTGGTATGTCTGATGATGAGCTTGACAACCGCTTGCGTAAGCATCAATGATGGTTGTGCGTGGGTAGAGAAAATTACTGTTCAAGCAGAGGACGTATTAGTTCGGTCCACTAAGGAACAGATTGTTGTACACAACATGGCGGTAGATAAATTCTGCCGTTAATCTGGACACTGCTTATTCTGCTTTTATTGAACAGTTGTATGTTTGTAATGCCTATGCCTGTTCAGATAGCTGGGGTAGTAGGTGATAGTGCGTCTTATATCGTTACCAAGAAAAGCATGACGGACCACGCCATCTCACAAATGGTTGGTAAAGACTGTGCTGTATGGTATATAGTTAAAGATATACGTCTATGTAAAAATACCGTGACACGCTAAGTACTTACTCTTCCTTACCATACTCAAACTCTTTGAGCATTTCAATACAGTGAATAGCTTTATCTAAATCCACCTGTCCACCCTTTTCCCTGAACCTGGTGATATACTTAATGGCTGTGTGTTGACACGCATCCAAACCATTCTGCATGGAATAATCCATAGGTTGTATCTTCAGGTCAGTGTAGTGGTGACCACTGACCTGTTTCTGTAAAGTATGTTTGATCTTTGACCAATGCCCTTTATCATCGCCACCTAGTTTTAGACCTGCCGTTAACGCTGTCTTTACAATATCATCACTGTCACTACTGGCGTGACCGACAGCGTTGTCATAGTTTACCCAATCTGAAGGATCAGGCATTGGTTGCTTCGTTATAAAAATTTATAAAGGCTTCATCAAGAGTAGGCTGTACTCCACCTACCTTTAACGAAATAGCTGTGTCAATACCTTCCGTAAAAGCTGCTTTGAGGTCTTGCTTGTAATTCTCCAAACTCATGTTAACATACGGAACACCTTGCATATTCTCGTATGTGTCTTTCTCTTTTACCATATTAACTACACTCCTTTTGTCCAGTAGTTGAATCAATGTGACAGGCTTCTCCACTCTCTTCACTTTTGACTATGATACCACTACGTTTACCTGCGCTGCGGTAAGTAGTCACCCCTTTGGCTCCACCGGCCCAAGCATCCATATAAATCTGTTTAAAATCATCCCACTCTACATCGTCACCCACGTTGCATGTCTTTGAACACGCACTGTCCACGTAAGGTTGAACGGCAAGCAGTATATCAAGGTGGTTCTTTACGGACAACTCATCTGCACATACAGGTTTGTTACCAAACTGGTCTACTCCGTAATCCAAGATAGTGTGGTTGACAGGACCGTCAGCAGTTTGGATAACCCTGTCCACAAAGGTGGCAAAGGTGGGTTCGATACCACTTGATACGTTGTCGGCACACAAACTGATGGTACCACAAGGGGCAATAGAAATAAGGTGGCTGTTCCTGATACCGTGTTTGCGTATCTTTGATCGAATCTTGGCAGGTAACTTCTTAATGTAAGGACTGTCCAGATAAGCGTCACTCATACAAGGGAACGCCTCTTTCTCCTTTGCCAATTCGGCACTTGCTTCGTAGGCGTGGTCGCGCAAGGTAGACATAACAGTCTTGATAAACTCAAGACCACCTGCGCTGCCGTAACTGTGTCCCAACGCTTCCATTGCGTTAGCCAATCCTGTGACTCCCAAACCCATACGCCGCTTTGATTTGGCCTCACACTCCTGTTCCTCAAGAGGGTAGGTAGTCCTGTCAATGACGTTATCCATAGCACGTACCACCACAGGTATATCTTCAGTTAGTTGGCAGATATCGAACAGGGATTCCTCGTCTTCTGTCAGGATATATTTAGTGAGATTAAAACTACCCAACAAACACGCTCCTCCAGGCGGCAGGGGCTGTTCGCCACAAGGGTTGGTAGTAGTAATCTCTTCCATGTAACCAAGGTTATTCATCCGGTTGATCTGGTCGAGGAACAACACCCCCGGTTCTGCCCAATCCCACGTTGAACGCATGATATCATCCCACAGGTTACGGGCATTGATAGTACTGTATACCTTGTCCTCAAACACAAGGTCAAACGGCAGGTCATCACGAACAGCAACCATGAACGTATCAGTCACACCCACACTGATGTTAAAATACGTCAGTGCGTTGTCGTTCTGCTTGGCGTGTACAAACTCCTGTATATCAGGATGATCCACCCTAAGCACACCCATTTGAGCACCCCTTCTGTGACCACTAGATGATATTGTGGCACAGACGGCGTCATAGATACCCATGAAGCTAACAGGGCCGCTACTACTACTGTCAAGAGATACGATACGATCACCACGAGGACGAAGTTGAGAAAAGTCGTACCCAATACCGCCCCCCATTCGCATAGTTTGTGCAGCATTACTCGCTCCTTTCATAATAGAGTCCATGTTGTCTTCGATAGTACCGCTGACAAAACAGTTAAACGCAGTAGTGTTGCGTGGCGAACCGGCACTGGATTGGATACGACCACCCGGCAGAAACCTCTGGTGAAGCAACGCTCCTTTGAAGGCACGGCGGTGATCTTCCTCATCACACAAAGCCCCACTGATACGGCTCATTGTATCGTAGAAAGTTTCACCAGCACTACGGTACTTCTCAGCGTGTAGTCTATCAGCTACCTCAGTAGTAGGGCCGTAGAAAGTTTCGTTGTTGTAGTGAGGGTTATTCATAGTTCTCTAAATCCTTAAACTTGAATCGGTTCTGTTCTACTTTATAATCAAAACAAGCAAGAAGCTCTTCGCTTGTGATTTCAAGTACATCCACAATTAAATCAGGATCGTATGTATCTGCTATTTTTTCCAATAATTCATCCAAAGTAAGCATACAGTGTTACAACCTAATTACGGTTTGTACTCCTTCACAACTCTGTCAAGACTTACCCACTCATGGTCGTAGTAACCCCCCTCTACGCCACGTTTAATAACCACCCCACGCCACCAGTTGTTGTTGGCTTGCTTGGCGTACCCAGCGTGGTAATCCATGTAACACCCTACCACCATCCCCAAGATACCGCGCTCTTCAGCAAAGCTCCGTAAGTGACTGTGACCTACGGTGGTACTGCGGTGTTCCTGTTTGAGAATAGCACGGGCAGGGTTGACACCACCAAGAGGTTTGTTCAATATAGGGGTAGGACAATAGTGGTTATAGTAAACACCATCAACCTCTACTGCATCCCCAAGCTCACTGACAATATCATTATACCGTGTCTCCTCAAGATCGTCAAGTCCAAAGGTACCGGAGAACGGTCCTGCGTAGGTCTTCGCTGTGTTGATTCTTTCTTCGTGATTACCCCTGCACTTTATACGGACAGGTAGTTTCTTCTTTGCTCGTTTAATAGGGTGCCACAACCGATCCATCGCATCCTTGTATGCGTTCACATCATCAAGATAACGACGGGCATCGTACCCTTCCTTACCTTTGTCGTAGCTGCACAAGGAATCCATATCGGCACTGTCTCCTATGTCCACCACTACATCAGGCCGAAGATCAAGAATCAATTTACCCAACGCATCAAACCTGGAGTTCTTGTGACTTGGGTTAACGTGACTGTCTGGTATAACTAGGTGTACTCTACTCATTGATCCACTCTTCCGGTATTGTTTTACCTACGTGATACTTAAACCCATGTTTCTTAGCCCAATCTGAGTATCTTGTTTTACTTCCTTTGTAGATAGTGTTGTCGCACTGAAACAAAAAACGTATATCGTATTTGCCACCACAACACTGCTTAATAGCTTTATGTTTCTTACGATCAGCGGTGATGAACCTACCTTTAATCTCCACTATGATCCCGTTAGGTAACAACACATCAGGCAGATACCGTGCTGCTCTGGCAGGGTACGTAAAGTGAATAGGCCACGGTTCATACTTGAACTTACAAGGCAGAGCTTCACATACACGCTGTTCAAATTTGCTGCGGTATTTCCTCAACATTAGGCTCCCGTTTGATATCTGTTAAATACCGTGGGCCTGTCGAATAGTTAAAGATACGCAACCCACTCCCATCGTTTGCGTTCTGCCAACAATCAAACTTGTGTCGGCAATAAAAACAAACCGTGTCGAGTTTCAAATTACCTGACTTTCCGTCAGGGACAGCTTCAACACACAAACTCTTGGATAACTTCGGCGCAGCTATTATCTTTTTAACTTTACTGATGTATTGCTCGGCGTCCACTTGGTCTATATCTTCCAACGTAGTCAGATGTAATTCACCCGTGACCTTGTTCACTGCCAGGAAATGACACGGCTTCTCGTTATTCGTGACAGCCTTGTTGTAAGAACTGATCTGTGGTATGTAACCAAACGGATCATCCCTGATGATACTGCCGTCCTGAAATTTTCTAAAACCATAGACAGAGGTGGACTTAACATCCACTACGGCATCGTCAATGATACAATCAAGGTGTCCGTTGACACCACTCACGGTTACTTTAAGCTGCTCGTTAGTGACCTTGTGCCCTGCCAACTTGGACAGCAGCACCACTACCTGCTCTATGATATCACCATACAGGAACTTGAAGCGTGTCGGCCCACTCAATTCCTCTTCGTATTCGACACGTTTATCATACCACTGTTGACAGACCGGCTTGCCTACCCCGGATAACCGCAGTCCTTTGTGCGGTGGTTCCCTTTTGAGAGTCTTGTATACCAGATCACCTAGATGCCCAGTAAACTCTTTAAGCAGGTCATCAGGAACTTCTACACCACACTCAAGAACTGTGTAGATATCTCCAACCAATGTATCAATCTGTTTCTTTGTCAAGACCTTCTCCCTTTTTGTAGGATTTGGTGATGTTTAAACACGCTATACGATCAGGAAGTGCCCGATCATCAGCCAGTTTTTTGGATTTGTGTAATACACCTGTACGAAAGGTAGGGTAGATGTTGACCCACCCTTTGAACACTAACGATTGTAACCGATCCTGAAACATCATCATATAGACACCATAGCTAAAATAAAAAACAGGAACGCCACCGCCACTAACCTCATACTGACGACTTCTTTCCTGGATAGTGAACGATACTCTCCTGCTTTGTGCATTTTTATATCTCTCTCCAAAAACGCAATCTTCTCATAGATTTAAGGATGTCCTTATTAACATTCCTACGTTGTCCCTTAGATGTATATG